CCATTCTTCGAGCGGGTTGCTCTCCATATACCACTTGAGCGTCTTAGCCCCCCACTCTGCATACTGCTCCGGTACGAAACAGTAGATAGCGTCATGCACGAACGCTACCGGTAGCAAGCACTCTGGGTCTACGTCCCTTGACAGCCGAGCCATAGCCATGATGCCAAGGTCTGATGCGAACCCCTGTACCGGACTGTTGATCGCCTGCCTCTCCGCTTCTTGACGGATGTACTCTTCCTCCGAATCCACCATAGGCAAGTGCCGTATCCGCCCGTCAAATGAGCGCACATACTTATGCTTCCGAGCGAACTCTTTAGCCGAGTCGTGCCAAGGCCCGAGTGCCGTGTACTTGTTAAAGAACGCCTCACGGATGTTCTTGGCTTCGTTGTCCGTAAACTCGACTCCATACTGCGTCTTAGCGTAGAGGATCAGCTTTCTCCACCACATGCCGTAGAGTAGACCGAAGTTTACCGCCTTCGCTTTCTGCCGCGCCGCCTTCTGTTCCTTCTTCGGTAGGCGTAGGAACTCGGCCATAGATACACCGAGAATAATCAGCGCGGTTTCGATGTGGATATCGCCGCCCGATCTGTAAACACGGATCATGGTTGGCTCGCCAGCCATCTCCGCCGATATCCGAATCTCCGCCTGAGACAAGTCGCATTCGAGCACGATATACCCCGGAGGCGGCACCATCATCCTGCGGTATGCCGTAGCGTTGTCGCCCCGCTTCGGGTAGTTCTGACCGTTCGGATCGTAGCTATTAGACCGGCCTGTAACCGCTGTGGCAAGGCTATAGGTCGGGCGGATCATCCCATCTACGATGTACTTCTCGCGGAACTTCAAGACGCTCGTATTTAGCAGTCGCTCGTCTTTGATGTACTGCGAAAGCGTGACCGTGAACGGGCAGCTATCGAAAAAGAACGGTAGATGATCCTTGGCTGACGTAGACGGCACTCGCATATCCGGCTGGAGCTTTGCCGTGGTCTTGGTGTACACCTTGGGCTGTAGCCTGAACCCATCTGGGTGCCAAAACAAAATGTCCAGCAAGAAATCCTTGCGGCTGAATTTCAAGCCCTTGTCTACGTGCTTGCGCTTGATCGACTTCGGTACCTGCCGCATCAACTCGCGCTCTAGGTTCGCCACGTGCTCGACCATGTGCGCCTGAAAGCTGTTAAGCGCCTCGAAGTCTACGTGTAGCCCCGCGCTCTCAATCAGTGAGAAGACGTTGTTGCCCGGAATGCTCACACGGTGGTAGTGGTTCAACAGCTTCTTGTCCCGCGCTACCTCCGAGTACAGTTCCTCATGGAGCATGAAGCATGTCTCGGCATCCCCCGCGCCATAGTCCAGCAAGTCCTTCAACGGGACTTCCCACATGCGAGACTTATCTACCGTGCGGTTGAAAGAATCTGCGTAGCCTGCGCGTGATGGCACGTACCGTTTGACCAGAACGTCTTGGTTCTTCTCCATCGCGTTCTCATCCAGCAATACCCCGAGCATGAGGGTGTCGCCCGATATCGGGTAGTCGATACCTTCCACGTTCCGCATGTAGACACGGTCGTACTTGGCATTCTGGCCAACGACTTTGGTATGCGGGGCGTTCAGCAACTCTACCAACTGCTTGCGTAGCCTAGCCTTGGCCCGGTAGGAGCGCGGCTGCTCCGGGTGATCCCAAACCAGCATGTACGCCTTCCCCGGCTCTATGCAAAACTGCATGGTAAGCACCGCCGCCGCTGGTTTGTAATCCGCGTTGCCTTTGTGCAAATCTGGGTTGTACTCGCGTACGTCAGTACCCGGCTGAAACCAACGAAGTCCGGTGTTCTCCGTATCGAATGCGAGAACCCTTGGCTCGGCATCGATCAGGAACTGCAGATCGTCAATGAACTCATAGTCCCCAAGCAAAGCCTCTGATGCCTTCTTGGCGTCGAACGCGTTATCTACCATGCGCCCGAACGACATGCAGTCCGCCCGTAGGATAGGTTCGTGCTGCGGGTACATGACACACTGGGCCGGGTTGATAAGCGGGAATACCTGCCCCCGCATCTCCGCCTCGAAGGTCGCCTGTCCGCGCACCTTGGTGATCTTCACGGCCCTGCCGAATACCTGCTTTGACGCCTCGGCCCCTAGCGGAAGCACAGCCTGCGGGCGCATCTTCAAAACATCTTCGATCAAATAGTTGCGACAGTGCGCGGCAATCTCGCGCTTCTCCTTGGTAGTGAACGTATCTGACTCGTGTGCACATCGGATAGCTGGCGTGAACGCAAAATCGTCCTTGCCGAATCCTGCTTCGGTCAATGCGCTTCCCAACAAAGCCATTGCCGATCTAGACAACAGCCGGTTGTGCTCCGCATTAGCGGCAGAGGGTGTATCCGTAACAATCAGGTATTTGGCTGACTGCGGGCCGCGCATGGATAGCGGGTCTCCGCAATCTGCCAGTGGGCACCCTTCGCAATGGTTCGTCATATTAGTTTTCTGAAATTGATTGCAAACGTCATTGAGACGGTGGGAGTGCGGGCGTCTCCGCCGCGTCCATCCAGTCCAAGTTGACCTCTTCTGCGCTGTCGTCGTCCACCTGAGAAAAGTCTGTAGGGGCAAAACCGAAGTTGCTCTCGAACTCTCCCGACTCACCCTCGCGGCCTTTCATAAGGCCTATGAGCCTTCTGTTGGTGGTGTGCGGTGGCTTGCCCTCCCCTACTGACAAGATCACAGACGAGTGCGTACCGATAGCGTCCGTGTAGCCAATTGACTCCAGAGAGCCGTCCTTGCCCTTCTTGCCTGCCTGCCGCGAAAACTGCGTTGTGCACACAATGGGTCTATTGGCTTTCAACTTGAGCGTGGCTAACTCGTCAAACACTTCTGCGACACGCTCAAACCTGCCTACGTTCTTCTTAGACGCATCCGGCTTCATCAAATACACACCGTCTATGTAGACGCTGTCTGGATCGTATTCCTGCATGAGCATCTCTACGTCGCTCACACGTTTGTTCAATCCTGCGGAGTAGATACGTAGTCGCTCTCCGCCAGCCATGTTTTCTGCAAAGTCGCTCAGTCTCCGCATCGCATGAGTAGACAGCCTGCCTTTTCGCAAGAAGTCAGGATCGATGCCTGCGGCTAGCGCGTACCACCGTCTGGAAATCTGCTGCAGTGTCATCTCCGTAGTGACGAATAGGCAGTTGTACCCAGCCTGCCATGCCGTATACGCCTGATGCAGAAGTAGATAGGTTTTACCGAGCCCCATCCGCGCTACCCATGTAATCAGGTCTCCCGGCTGGTAGCCTCCTGTCTGCTCGTCAAGATATGACCATCCAGTCGGTACCCCAGACAACCCCGGATTTCTATGGGCGTGGAGATAGCCTGCGTATACGTCCGTCCATGCCTCGCCAATCGTGCGTACGTCGGTGCCTGTGTTGGCCACCCGCCCCGCCTGCCGCATCTGGTCAACTACCGTACGCGCCCGTGCGGTGTCCATATCCCGCAGGCTGTCCCGCAACGGGTCAAACAGTTCGCGTACCGTGTTGTAGTAGTTGCGGTCCAGCAAGCGCTGCAGGTAGTAGCCTACAGGCTCTGCAGTTACCGGTAGCCGTACGCCTTTCTCTGCTTCGACGGTAGCGGCGGACGGCAGTCTGCCCCATTGGCGATAGTGGCGCTGTACGTACTGGAAAAGCTCTACCTCCTCCCTTACAAACAGCGATTCGTTAAGATCGCGGAGGGTTTCTACACTGCCGTTGGCTATGAGGCATGACAACAACTTTCGCCCATCGCTCATGCAGCCTCCGGGTTCTTCATGCCTTTGATATTGCCTAGCCTGCCGGTCTCTACCTCCAGAGTCCTGCGGGCATGTGCAACCCGTTCGTCAGCCATGACCAACGCCCGGTCTCTAGCCTCGTCCCACGTGTCGTGGTAGGAGTGATGCCTAGAGGTTTTAGAGGCCTTGCGCTCCTTGCCGTCCTCGTCCATATACATGACGGATACCGTAGTTTCGCGAGATATCTCCACTTTGTGGATGGTGGGACGGTGGTAAAACTCCAACAGATATTTGTACTTGGTATTCATGCTGTCCCCTTATCAATTCCGTAAGCGTCGGTGTATGTGGCCAGTACCTCTATGAACGATACCGGGTACCACCCTTTGCAAGAAGCTAATGGCTTGTCCGATAGCACTGATACGATACCGCCCCGCTCAAGATACGCCTTGATGTATGCCCGTAGCCTAGCCCCGTCGCTACCTGAGAATGGTACTGGAGCACCGTCTTCGTAGAAATCGACCACAAACAGCATCTGTGCGGAATTCATAGCCTGATACGTGTTTTGGTAATCGTCGTTTACGATGGCGTCCAGCATACTTATCAGGTTGGTGACGTACACGTTCTTTCGTGCCAAGAAACACTCCTTGGCTAGCGTGTAAAAGACCGTCCTCGCTTTGTACGCACCGTTGCTGGCTGTAGGGAATATCGCGTACCCCTTGTCCGCGCCCTCCAACCCCTTTACCTTGGCCATCACACTGTCTCGCAACGCCTGCTGGCCCTGCAGGACTAAAGTGGTGTGCATGACGCTTGCAGGAATACCCACTAGCAATAAATTTTTCTTTAGGGCCTCGTTATCCATTTTTCCACTCCGGCAACGGTTCTGAGTACTCGTCCGACATCATTTCGTCTCTGACGGCTTCCATAGACTTGACCGGCTTGCTAGCCCGCACCGGTACGCGTGCTTTTTGTATTGCCTTGGTTGCGTCCAGCCTAGCCACCGCTACCTGTCTCGCAGTAAGGGCGATGGTCTTCTCCGCTTCCTTGGACGCCTTCGCTGCGGCAGCAACCGCTTTCTCCCTCTCATGCTCGCTCTGCGCCAGCTTAGCCTTCAATGCGGATATCTCGTCCGTCTTGTGGTTACGGCCTATGTGCTCGTCTGCGTATAGGCGTACAAAGTGCTTATACAGGCGTGCGAACTGGTCAAGGTCTGGCATGACCGACAACTTCGCTCCTCCGCTCTTGTACCACTGCAACGAGTGCGTGCGATGGTATGTCCAGTTAGCGACTACCCAATCCACGAACTCGCCCAAGTCTTTCACGTGGTGGGCTGCGGCGGCTTTCTTGAAGATCGCAAACGTCTTCAGCGTAAGGGACGTAAAAGGCACGTCAGGGTTATGGAGCTTCATGGCAGTATGCCAAAGGGCATTTACGCCATCAACTGTAAGGTTCTTTCCATCACGGACTGACGCGGCCCGAGCGGCACGTGCGGAATGGCTTTTACCAACTACCGTAGACACGACGCTCTT